CAGACACATCACCCGGAAATACAATCTTGGCAGACAGGGCTTCCGTATCAGGGGTGTACTTATACAGGCCGTCAGAAACAGCCAGGATGATAAGTTCCTGCCCTGACGGCGTAGTATACGAGCAAGCCCCGTAGATAACCTGACCGACGAGGGAGCCTTGTGTCAGTCGTTCAGCACCCTTGCGGACAGTGGCAACGCCACGATCCATACGGATGTTCTGAGCCTTGGAGACATAGTTCTTGCCCAGATTGACCGGGTTGTCCCTGGAGTTCAAGCCGATGAACCCCTCGTCACCATCGACTGCGTACTCCCTCGTTGGCATTACTTACCTGTGATGGAGTGCCAGATGGCGAGCAGTTTCTCGGAGTAGCGAGCGCCGACATAGACACCGCCAAGGAACGAGATGGAGAGCAGGAGGATCGTGAGCATATTAGGCAGGGAGAGAGATTTTGAGCCGGGTGAGTTCGGCCTTAAGTTCGGCTTCGGTGGGCTTGGTGATGAGGGTCAGAGTACCCCAGTACTTGCCACCAGTCGGGAACTCCTTGAGTCCAAGACAGGTCTTGCCGTCCTTGACGAAGGCGTTCCAGCCGGAGGCGATGACGATAGGTTCAGTAGCCATAAAAATCAGGAGTAGTAACTTCCAGAGCCGTCCCAGTAGTAGTCAGTTCCAGAATAGTTCGTAATGAAGTCTCCGTAGGAGTAATAAGCCCCAACAATATTGGAAGCACTTCCACCAGAACCATCGTGAGTGTATTCAGTATCAGTTCCGTTGTAGAAGTAGTTGCTGCTGAGTGACGGAACTTCTGTCTGATTGCTTATTGTGACGATACCAGTCCCATTTGAAGTGTAAGAAGCGTTCTCGATTGTCGAGTAATAGCCACCAGCCCCATCAGAACGATAGACTTCATCGTAACTTCCATTCACATAGTCAGTTCCAGCGATATTGATATAAGAGGTAATCCCCGTCACAGATGTGATGGTTTCCCCGTTATTCAAATAGGTTGAGTTAAAATCAGTATAATAAGAACCAGAACCATCGTGATACCAATAGTTAGTGTAATCACCTACATCGTAGGATGTGCTATTGATGGTAACAGTAAAATCCCCAGAAGAATTGGTAATCAGACCGCCATAAGGCTTATATACTACATTGAACGCATTAGCCCAATCGTAATAACTGCCGCCAGAACCATCAGCCTTTACATACACATCGCATCTCTGACTGGGGTATTCAGTCCCTTCAACATTAACGGAACTTCCACCTTGAGCAATCGGGTACTCTACGCCCGTCTCTGTGCTTAGGGTCGTCCCAGCAGCAGGGAACGAAATCGCACCCGGCAACTTGAACAACGAAGCCCCGCCAGCCCTGCCGACAGAGATGTCCTTGTCCCCAGCGAATTGAAACCTAACCGACATTAGATGACGGCGTAGGCGATATGCAGGGTCGGTGTGCCGGAAGCGGACTTGGCTCGCACAGCACCCTTATAGGAGTCCAGCGAGAGGGTAGCGCCAGCAGCCAGAATGAGGCCGGTAGATCCAGAGCCATTCAGGATGATTTCAGCGGCGATGCTGGCATCCTTATTCTGGATAATGAGGCTAACTCGCTTCTCCGGGGTGACGGAGGCGGGGAGAACCTGGGCTACAGTAGTGCTAAGAGCGACATCAGCGTGGGTAAACGCTGGGACGAACGGGGCGGTAATGGAGATGTTGGCGGACATATTAGTTAGTAAGTTCGGTTCATATTGATGCGGTTGACCTGTTTCTGCTGGCGCAGGATGATGTCAATGGCCTCGGTGAGAGTGTTCTGGGCTTCGGCTTCAGCGACCTGGGCGGCTTCCAATTGGAGTTCAGATTTGAGCCAGTCCGAAAAAGCGCCACGGGCAGCGTAAGCAGAGAAAAGATAGGGAATCTGTACGATCTGCCACTTCGCAGGATGTGTCGAAGGAGACTGACCAGCAGTGGTCGCTTCAAGGCAGTTATAGAAATTGCCATAGTGGGGCTTACCCGCTACAGGAGTGTAAGTGCCAGTATTGCTTCCGCTGTCAAAGTAGACTTGAGCGCCAACAGAATAGGCAATGGCGGGAGCATACAGGTCGCCCACAAGTTCAGGGCGCTTGATCCGGTAATCGGCATAAACAGTGCCTGGATCGGTAGGAAGCACCAGTTTCTGGACTGTGCCATTATCGTACAAACGGAACGACAGTTCCGAAGCACGGGTGCTTACCAGGGGATCACGATCATAGCAGGTCAAGACCTCCCCGGCATCTGCGGGGATGGCAGCAGTGACCAGTCCGTTGCCGTCATCTGTGACGACCAACTGGGCTACACGCATTAGATCAGGCCAGTCCTGGGATTCCCAGGCGTGGCGGACTCGCTCGTTAATGAAGTCTCGAAACTGAGCGAAAGTTTCTTCGGAAATGATATGCCTGTCTTGCCCGGAGTACTGAAGGGCATTGAACAGGATAGGGGAAAAGTGGGTGGTTCTCATTATGTGAGAAAGCCGTCTGCTGTGAAGATAGCACCATTAACTGTGGTGCGCTTAACTCGGTTGGTCACAGCGACCTCCGGGTTGTGCTTGATGAAGTCGTCTAGAAACTCCTTCTCATTCCAGCACTCGTAACCAAGGCGTTGACCCCAGTAGTGAAAAGCAGAGAGGGGAATCTGGGCTTTTAGTTCCCCGACCCCCTCAATGCTGGATGCCGCATTCTGATGACGGAAAGCCGCCATCTGCTTCGCCTGCGTATAAGCAGCCGTCTCCTGCATCCGCCAGCCCGTCAGAAGTTCCCGTTCCACCTGCTTTCGCATATGGTCTGGGATGGCTTCCGACAGGGACTGGATGATGTCAGACAAGAGCGTCTGATTAGGCAGTGAAGTCGAACTTGCCGAAGGCGAGCGGGTTGTAGACGCAGAGGCCAGCAACCGCTTCGATCAGGCGAGCAGGGCCACCACCATTGTCCGTCAGTTCAGTGACCTGAGCGACATTGCCGCCGTAGCGGATTTCGACCTGGTCGAACGGGATGATGTAGCCGCTGAAGTTGTTCTTCAGGAACAGGGACGGGTGGAGGCGAATGCGACCAAAGTCACCTTCAAACACATCCACGGACGAGACATACGAGGAGGCATCAGCGTCACGATTGAATGTGCGGATGCTCTGGTACTGGTTCGTGCCGGAGGCTGTGGTCGTGAAGACGAGGTTGGTGAACGCACGCTTCAGGGTCGGGCCAACGAGGGCATCGTAGTCCTTGAACTGGCCTGTCTGGCTGTAGATACCCGTGAGGACATCCTGCACGACAGTTTCAGTCAGGGAGGCAGTGCCGACAGTCGAGATCTGAGCAGCGGACGGGCAGAACGAGGAGGCAGCAGCCGGGAGATCGACAGTGTCGATGTTAGCGGCGGCAACGATCCACTTGTCGAGACCACGGGTGCGGTAGCCGACTGTGCCGTTATCGACCTGAGCGGCCTGATTGCTGCACATCGCCACTTCCATATCACGCTTGATCAGCGTAATGGCCTTGGAGACATTGTTAGCGAGTTCGTCACGGACACCAGCGATGTTGGCGACATCCTGAGTCAGTTTCGAGACACGGACGGCCTTGCGGAAGATCTGGATACGATTGCTCAGTTCGACACGGAACTGGGTAGTACCATCGTTCACGAAGTTAGTCGTGCCAGTGTTAGGATCGACATCAGTGCCATCGACAACCGGGGTCGGGGCAGTGGTGGCGGGGAGTCGGTCAGCCTGCCAGCGGAAGATCGTGTTGCCGGGCTGAGCGCCCTTCTTCGCCATCGAGGTGAAGGGGGTGTCCTTCGCATCGACCATAGCGATGAGGTTAGCAAGATCTTCACGCTTACCAGCGTTGACGATATTCTTTTCAAGTAGGGAGGGCATATAGGTATATGATAGTTAGGGGATTAGATGAAACCTTTCGACAGCAGAACTTTGGCGAGGTCATCTGCGGAGGTCGATTTTGCGAATCGACTGACGGCATTTTTAGCGCCTGCTTCAGTTGCGCTTTTATTTGCCGGACTAGCGGTGGGACGAATAGCCTGAACTGGTACTTTTCCAGACTGAACAGGCTTCTTAGCCATAGCACTCTCACGGGCAGCGGCTCCTCGGATGTAATCTCCGACAAACATCTGCCAATCAGGGAACTTCTTCAGTTGGGGGAAAGTACGAAGGATCTGTTGCGCCTGCTGGTATTCCTTGGCTTGGGGAGTCTTCCACCAGGGGTAGGTTGCTTCAGCGATGGGCTTGATCTTGCTCTCGGTATCGATACGATTCATCTGCTTGGGCAGGTGATCTTCGATAGCCTTGGTGGCATTAACAAGCATACGCCTAACATCTTCCGGGCCGTACTCACTGTCGCCTAGGACAAACCCATCCGGGTTCTCCATACATTTGTAACGCAGCCAACGGGCTTGCTCGACCTCCTTGTCCACCTCAGCCTTTGATTTTAACGAGGAAAACGGGTTTTCGTCATCAATGACACCCTTCTCGCTCAATTGCTGGGACTCGGCGACCTGCTGCTTCAGCACTTCAACTTCCTTGCGGAGTTTCTCGGCATCCTCTTCAGCCTGCTTGCGCTTGGCTGTAAGTTTGTCGATGCGCTTCTGCACGCCCTTTGACAGACTGCCGTCTGTTTCTTCGTCTTCTGCTTCCTGTGAATGAACTTCGTCGCCATCCTCGGCCTGGGGGACATCTTCAGAAGAGGAATCGATTTCCTCCGCATCAGCGTCCTTGACTTCCGTCTGGGCTTCACCCTCGCTATCGGCCTGGGGTTGTGCCGCCTGCTCGTCATCGGCGAACAGGGTCTCACGCAGAGTCTGCGCAAGCGATTCTTCGTTTAGGCCCGAAGAAGGGGCATTTGACTGTACCTCGATATTATTTTGAGCCGGATCGATATCGGCGTTTTGGTTATCGGACATAACAGGGAATAGTGGCTCCCAGGGGCGTATGGGCATTAATACCCGAAATCAATGCTCGTCAACGGGGTCAACGGCGCTTTGTAGGTTTTGGCAACTTCTTGCCAACCTCACGAACCGAACTTACCTTCTTTGGCTTCTTGATTCTGGACGAGCAGCAGATCTTTAAAGTCTTTAAGGGCTTCAGCCCTACCGCAGGCGTGGACTCGCTTTTCTCCTTCGATTGAGAAGGAAATTGCTCGGTCAACTTCTGCGTCAACGCTTGCGTCAAGAAATGCCAGAACTGCTTCAAATACTTCATTAGATTCAAATGATAGGGCGGTTTTGTGATCTTTTAGTGTCTTAGACATTAGAACTGAGGCATCTGCCCTCCCATTTGCTGGCCTTGAGCAGCCTGATCCTGGGCGAACTTATCAGACACCGGGGTCACTCCAAGGCGACCAATGGCCTTGTTATCTTGCTGGGAAACGCTCATCTGGAGGTTCTTCATATAGTTCTGAAGAAGCGCCTGGAACTGTTGATCAGCCTGAGCGGCCTGTTGAGCCTTAGGATTCTTGGAAAGGATATCCTGGGCGTACTGCAACTTATTCTTAGCAGAAGGATCGTTCTCGACATACTGCGGCTCCATACCAGCCATCATCTTGGCGATGTCGATCTGGACTTGCTCGTACATCTTTTGGGAGGCGCTAGCCTGATCAAGAAGGAGATCCTTAGCGGCTTCAGGACTGATAGCCTCAACGAAGCGCTGGGTGAGTTTGTTGCGGTCAATGACACCACCAGCATCCATCGGAATAACAAACGAAGAGATGGCCTTGAGTTTCTCCATCACATAGTCCGTATCGAGTTCCTTAACATTGTA